AATTGGTTGCTCATATTGTGTCTTCCTGTGTGTGTATGCGTGTATTATACTTATGTGGCCTGTGGTGTCAAATCATTTGTACTATAGACTTTACCTTTTGTAAACACGGAAGGTTCACCATCGCCTACAAATTCAATTTTAGCCCGTGTTTCAAAGGTGACACCGTTCCATTTTGAAGTTTTACCTGTGATGTGTACGTTAACAGCTAAACCGTTACTGTGGTGGTCGTGGGTCATCCACGATTTTGACTCTACCCTATAGTCACAACCGTTCCACCCATTATCTTTATAGGTGCAATGGTCTGTTTTAACGAATGACCACGTAGGCCATGAATCGGGATATATCGCTGTGATGCTTTCGGTTTTTAGTTGGTTCATCTTGCTTATACTCCTATCACGTTAGTAATCATTGTGTTTACTGCGATTCGTTTAGTTATACAGTGATCTTCTAATATTGTGAAACACTTGTAGGATAAGTTGTTTTCGTTACACAATCTTAACAGCTCTCCTGTTACTTCTCTTATGTCCAGTTGTGAGATGTGCTGCGCTTCTATGCATTTAGATAGCCATGTGTCAAATTCTATTTGTGTCTGTCTCAGTTGTGTCGCTGCGTTCATCTTGTGTGTTCCTTATGTGTATGTCGTTTCGTTGTGATGTGCCTATTGTATACACATGTGGCAACACGTCAACACCTAATGTTGACTACTATAAGCTAACATAAGTCACCATGATAGTACTTGTGCTGTACTTGTGTAGCGTGTAGGTGGTGGCTAATGGGTCCCACTTTGGCTCACACATGTCCACCTTTGTCAACCTTTTTCTGTGTCTATCACATGTTGTCTCGTGTGTCAACACGTGCAAGAATCGTGCCAACTTCCTTGGCTATCACATGTTGGCCTATGTGTCAACACATGCAAGAATCGTGCCAACTCTGGCATGGTCAACTTGAGTTCTATTCATGTTGCCAAAGGGTCTTGAGTTTGACTCATGTTGTCAAAAGTGGCACACAAATTGCACCGGGGGGCGGGGTTGACAACTTGTTATTATTATAGTACCCACCTAAGCACAAAATAGGTGAAAACTAAGAAAACTAACCCTTGTGTAAATACATGTAACCCCATGTTTTTACAGGTGTTTTCCACAAAGCGCACTAAAGGAATAAATGGAGATGTCTTTATAACAAAAAGTTATACCTATACACACAAAAGACTTGACTTAAGTTTAAAAACATGCTATACTATTAACATAAGTTACACCAAAGAGGAAGGTAGGGGTAGCAGTAGAGTTACTACTACGTTTACCACTAAGTTCTTCTTAAGTTATACATAAGGACAAGTTGTGTTATGACCGACGAAATCAAAAGAAGAGGTCGTGGTAGACCCCGGAAGTCCGAAGTCGCTGCTGTCAAGCCCGGAAACAAGGGTAAAGTAGGTAGGCCAAAGGGTGACGCAGCCATAATAAACGAGTACAAGGCTCGTATGTTAGCCTCACCGAAGTCTAGGAAGGTCTTAGAGACAATCTTTGACGCTGCTTTGGACAATGACCATAAGAATCAAGCTTCAGCTTGGAAGCTAATCATGGATCGTATGTTGCCAGTGGGTGCTTTTGAAAAAGAAGTGGTCAACGGCGCAGGTAGAAACTCTATACAGATTAATATCTCTGGTGTTGGTACTGTAGACGTAAGCGACAACGAAGTTATAGAAGGAGAAGTAGTAGATGGGGCTTAAGAATTTCTCTTTAGACGAGTTTAACTGTCAGGTCACGGGTGAGAACCGTATGGAACAAGAGTTCCTTGAGAAAATTGATGCACTAAGGACAGCCTGTGGTTTTGCCTTTGTCATCACGAGTGGCTACAGACACCCCACAGAACATTACATAGAGGCTGCTAAAGAAGTTCCGGGTACACATGCTCAAGGCATAGCAGCCGACATAAAAACCATAAGCTCTACCCAGAGACACCGTGTTGTTAGCGAAGCTATGAAGTTAGGGTTTACAGGTGTGGGTGTAGCTAGTAACTTTGTCCATGTGGATACTAGGGGTACTACCCCGCTTATGTGGCTCTACTAGAGACAACCTGTGACTACTCAGTCCAAAGACTACAAGAGAACTATCATGGCTCAACTGGACTTAAACTGGGACGGTATCGAAGAGTTAGACGAAGACGAAGTACCACCTGAAGAAGAAAAAGGAGAAGAGCCTGAGTAGTTATGTCTACTGAGCTAAACATAGAACTCCTACCGTGGCAACAAGAGGTCTGGGATGACCCAACACGGTTTAAGATTGTAGCTGCCGGTAGACGTACAGGTAAGTCACGTTTGGCTGCTTGGATGTTAATCCTGAATGCTTTACAAGCCGAAAGGGGCCATGTATTTTATGTAGCTCCAACACAAGGTCAGGCCAGAGACATCATGTGGCAGACGTTGCTAGAACTAGGCAACCCTGTTATCTCTGGTTCACACATCAACAACCTCCAAATAAAGTTAGTCAACGGGGCTACCATCAGCCTCAAAGGTGCTGACAGACCGGAGACTATGCGAGGTGTTAGCCTGAAGTTCCTTGTGTTGGACGAATACGCAGACATGAAGCCTGACGTGTTTGAGCAGATACTTAGACCAGCTTTGGCTGACCAGAAGGGTTGTGCGATGTTCATAGGAACCCCTATGGGCCGTAACCACTTCTACGAACTGTACAAGTACGGTGAACTAGGGGAAGACGAGACGTACAAGACGTGGCACTTCACGTCCTACGACAACCCTCTACTGGACCCTAATGAGATAGATGTGGCTAAGAAGTCCATGTCGTCTTATGCGTTCCGTCAGGAGTTCATGGCTTCCTTTGAAGCCCGTGGCTCAGAGATGTTTAAAGAAGATTGGGTCAAAGTAGAAGAGAACGCAGAAATAGAAGGAGACTACTACATTGCAGTGGACCTTGCTGGGTTTGAAGAAGTAAACAAGAAGCGGTCTAAGAACACTAGGCTAGACGAAACAGCCATAGCGGTTGTTAAAGTAAACGAGAACGGTTGGTACGTGGAGAACATTATCTACGGTAGGTGGACACTAAACGAAACAGCAGCTAAGATATTCCAAGCTGTGCGTGACTACAAACCAACCAGCGTCGGTATTGAGCGTGGTATTGCAAAGCAAGCAGTGATGTCGCCTCTAATGGACCTACAGAAACGCTACGGGACGTTCTTCAGAGTAGAGGAGCTAACCCACGGTAACAAGAAAAAGACCGACAGGGTGATGTGGGCGCTACAGGGGCGGTTTGAGAACGGATACATAACTTTAAACAAAGGAGAGTGGAACTCTAGGTTCTTGGACCAACTGTTTCAGTTTCCCGATCCTTTAACACATGACGACTTAATTGACGCTCTCGCGTACATAGATCAACTAGCGAACGTAGCTTATGACTATGACTATGAGATTGACAACCACGAAATACTTGACGTAGTAGCGGGATATTAGAATGACTGAAAAAAATAGACCAGAGTTTTTAGATAGGATACTTAATCCTGAAAAATACCCGTATATAAAAAATAAAGACGGTTCAGTTTCAACACATCGTATGGCGGCTGAAACTGACGAAAGAGGCAATTGGTATGTTTTTCCTACTATTCAGTTTGACGGTAAAAAACTAACTCAGTTTAAAACTAATAGAGAAGCTATGGAAAACGCAATGGCTACTAATAATTTTTTACCTATGGCTTCTAAACAAGAAGCTTTAAATTACGCTGAAGGAGGATATAAAAAGGGGACTGCTTTAGTAAATTTTAACCCCTTACTCCAAAAAGCTAAAACAGCTAATACCTTTGTGGATGCGGTGGAATAAATATGAGCAACTTATACGAAACAGACCCTTTGTTGATAGAAGAATCTATTGAAGATTGGGTAATGACCAAATGTGAAGATTGGCGTGACAATTACGAGTCTAACTACTCAGAGCGTTTTGACGAGTACTACAGGCTCTGGAGAGGTATCTGGGATTCATCAGACTCCAACAGGCAATCAGAACGCTCTAGGATCATTGCTCCTGCGTTACAACAGGCTGTAGAGTCAAACGTAGCAGAGCTAGAAGAGGCTACCTTTGGTCGTGGTAAGTGGTTCGACGTTAGTGACAACTACGGCGACACAGAGAAGAAGGACGTGTTGTTTCTAAGGAACAAGTTGTCAGAAGACTTTGAGACTTGTAAAGTACGTCAGGCAGTAGCAGAGACGTTAATTAACGCTGCTGTGTTTGGCACAGGCGTTGGCGAACTAGTCATAGAAGAAATGAAAGAGATGGTTCCAGCAACGCAGCCCATCATGGGTGGTGACTTACAAGCTGTCGGTGTTAACATCAAAGAAACAGTAAAAGTTAAACTCAAGCCTATACTACCCCAGAACTTCCTAATTGACCCTGTAGCTACTAACGTAGAGGACGCTATGGGCGTTGCTATCGACGAGTTCGTTAGCTTACACCACGTAGAGCTTTTGCAGGAACAGGGTGTGTACCGTGACGTACACGTCGGCACAGCGTCTCCAGACACAGAACTAGAGCCTGACCAAGACCTGACAATGTACAACGACGAGAAAGTCAGACTAACCAAGTACTACGGTCTAGTTCCACGAGAACTTCTTGAAAGCTCTTCAGAAGACGACGGTGAGGAAGATGAAGAAGAAGAGTTAGTTGACTTAGACGAAACAGAAGAAACAGAAGAAACAAAGAATAAATCTAAGTACGTTGAAGCAGTCATAGTAGTCGCTAACGGTGGTGTCCTGTTAAAGGCAGAGGCTAACCCTTACATGATGCAGGACCGTCCCATCATAGCTTTTTCGTGGGACGTAGTTCCCGGCAGGTTCTGGGGCCGTGGTGTGTGTGAAAAAGGTTACAACTCGCAGAAAGCTCTTGACACAGAGTTACGAGCTAGGATAGACGCTCTGAGCCTTACAGTACACCCTATGTTAGCCATAGACGCTACTAGGTTACCTAGAGGCGCTAAACCTGAGATACGCCCCGGTAAGATAATACTAACCAGCGGTGATCCCAGAGAAGTACTGCAACCGTTTAACTTTGGAAAGGTAGACCAGATTACCTTTGCTCAAGCCGGTGCGTTACAGCAGATGGTACAACAGGCTACAGGGGCTGTAGACTCAGCGGGTATCGCAGGACAGGTTAACGGTGAAGCCACGGCTGCTGGTATCTCAATGTCGCTAGGGGCTATCATTAAACGCCACAAGCGTACCTTGATTAACTTCCAACAGTCTTTCTTGCTTCCTTTTGTGAAGAAGGCTGCTTACCGTTACATGCAGTTTGACCCTGAGAACTACCCCGTAGCTGATTACAAGTTTAACGCCAGTAGTACTTTGGGCATTATGGCTAGGGAATATGAGGTTACTCAGCTTGTGCAACTACTCCAGACTATGCAGAAAGACTCACCGCTGTACAACACACTGATTCAGTCTATTATTGAAAACATGAACTTGTCTAACCGGGAAGATTTGTTAGCAGCAATGCAACAAGCTATGGAACCTGATCCTCAGGCAGAACAGGCTCAACAGGCTGTACAACAATCACAGTTACAGTTCCAACAGTCACAAACCGCCGCGCTGTCTGCACAGGCTAAGGAGTCCTCTGCAAGAGCAGTTAAGTTAGCTGTAGAAGCTGACTCAATACCAAAAGAGTTAGAAATAGATCGTATCAACGCTGTAACTAGAAACTTACGCGAAGGCGATTCTGATGATAAAGAGTTTGAGCGACGTATGCGCGTTGCTGACACTCTCCTCAAACAACAAGAAATCAAAGGTAAAACTAATGCTAACCGACAACGAACTTCAGGGCCTACTCAGACAAACGTACAACCAACTCCAGCCCCTGTTGGACCGCCTAGACAAGCTAGAACACCAGATCAAGGAGTTATGTAATGCCAAAGAGCAAGGACCCAAAACTAGCAAGAGCGGGGGTAAGCGCGTACAACAAACCAAAAAGGACTCCAAGTCATAAGACTAAGAAGTTTGTCGTGGTAGCTAAACAAGGTGACCAGACTAAAACCATACGGTTTGGTGACGCTAACATGACGATTAAGAAAGACCAACCAGCAAGGCGTAAGTCTTTTAGGGCGCGTCACAAGTGTGACACTAGCCCACCCAGTAAACTCACGGCAAGGTACTGGTCTTGCAAAAAATGGTAGGTTTGTTATGAAAGGCGTTAAACACTACAAGAAAAACGGTACTTTGTTTACAGGTAACTCACACAAGATGTCTGACGGTTCTCTACACAGTGGGAAAACCCACGGTAAAACCAGCGTACAGTTGTTTCACTTTAAAGATTTATCAACAACAGCAAAAAAGAACTCTAAAAAATAGGAGGTGATCCAGTGCCGAAAGTAGGCAAAACTAGTTATCCGTATACCGTCACAGGTATACAAAAAGCACGTAATGCGGTTAAACGCAAGGCTAAACCTATGCGTAAAACAGGTAAAGGCAAGAGATAAACAAAAAGCTTGACTTCTGTTGAAAAATATGCTAAAATATAACTATAGTTAAACATAAGGGAAACAATGACTCCTGAGCTTGAAACCTACTTCAACAACTACAATAAACTCTTTAACAATGAAGGTTTCAAACAACTCTTAGAGGAACTTGTTGACAATTCAAAAGACCTTTCTGACGTAAGGTCAGTAAAAGATGTAGAAGAACTATTCTTTCGCAAAGGGCAAATTGCCGCTTTTGCCACTATAATAACCTTAGAGGATAGCATTATAGTAGCTAGAGAGCAAGCTGAAGAGGAAGAAGAAGATGTATAAAGTTTACGATTTCCGCTGTGAATGTGGATGCGTATTTGAAAAATTTGTAACTAATGGTACTACAACCAGTAGGTGCGGTTGTGGCAGCATGGCTACAAAAACCTTATCTGCCCCGGCTTTTATACTTGATGGTTCTAGTGGGGATTTCCCCGGTAGACACATTAGGTGGGTAAAAGAACACGAGCAAGCAGGTAGTAAATCTCAATCTCCACAATGATTTAATCACGGAGTTTTAATATGTCAAGAGCGACGTTAGTTGATCTGCCACCTGAAGAGGAAAACGCAGAAGACCTGACAAACGAAGTAGAAGAGATTCAACAAGACGTTGAACAACCTCAAGATCAACCTACAATACCAGAGAAGTACCAAAGTAAGTCTCTGGAAGAAGTTGTACAGATGCACCAAGAAGCTGAGAAGCTTTTAGGCCGTCAGTCTTCTGAAGTAGGAGAGCTTCGTAAAGTTGTAGATGACTACATAACTAGTCAACCACAACAAACAGCACCTCAACAATACGTTGAGCCTGAAGAAGATATAGATTACTTTACGGACCCTCAAGCAGCCGTTAATCGTGCAATTGAGAACCATCCTAAGATCAAAGAAGCACAAGCTTATTCAACTCAGTACAGAAAGCAAACGTCTTTGGCAACGCTTCAGAGCAAGCACCCGGACATGCAGGACATTCTCAAGGATGAGAAGTTTGCTGATTGGATTAAGGCTTCTAAGATTAGGACTCAGTTATTTGTAGAAGCTGACCAGCAATTCAATTCCGAAGCTGCTGATGAACTTTTTTCCTTATGGAAAGAACGCAAGACCGTTGCACAGCAGACCGCCGTAGTTGAAAAACAGGCGCGTAAGCAGCAACTTAAAGCAGCTAACACAGGTAGCGCACAAGGCAGTGCTGAAGGAAACCGTAGAAAAATATATCGTAGGGCCGACATTATAAAACTAATGAGAACAGACCCTGAGCGTTACCAAGCTATATCAGAAGAGATACTAGCAGCTTACGCAGAGGGTCGAGTCAAATAATCTATTAGGAGATTGACTAATGGCTACTGCCACATATCCCGGTGCAGGGGGCAACACTGCAAAAACAGAAGCGGCTACATTCATACCAGAAATCTGGTCCGATGAAATTATTGCTGCTTACCAAAAGAACCTTAAACTAGCTCCTCTTGTCAAGAAGATTGGCATGAACGGGAAGAAGGGCGATAAGCTCCATATTCCTAAGCCTGTCCGTGGTGATGCGAATGCTAAGGCTGCTGATACAGCGGTTACTATCATTGCAAACACTGAGGGCGAACTGACTGTTGACATTGATCGACACTTTGAATACTCAAGACTTGTCGAAGACATTGTTGAAGTACAGGCTCTTAACAGCTTACGTCAGTTTTACACTGAAGACGCTGGTTATGCTCTTTCTACTAAGATTGACACTGACCTGCACTCTTGTGGTACTGGTTTTGGTAACGGCGGTGCAGTTGTATTTGCTGCTGCTGTTGCGCCTACTGACTACCAGCACACAGGTTGTTTCTTTAACGACGGCGGTACAACAACTCAGTACACAGATGACACAGCGGTTGCTGCTGACATCTTCTCTGATGCGTTCTTCCGCAACATGATTCAGAAGCTTGATGATAATAACGTACCGATGGATAATCGTGTGCTTGTTATTCCTCCTTCTGTTCGTAACACGATTATGGGTATTGACCGATATGTATCTTCTGACTTCGTAAGTGGTCAGGCGGTAAACTCTGGTCTTATTGGTAATCTGTACGGCGTAGACGTGTACGTGTCTGCTAACTGTGCTACTATCGAAGCTGGCGGGGATAACTCCGCATCAGCTATCGACACTCGTGCTGCCCTGCTCTTTCACAAAGACGCTATCGTCCTTGCAGAGCAACAGTCAGTACGTTCACAAACCCAGTACAAGCAGGAATACCTCTCAACTCTCTTTACGGCTGACTGTCTGTATGGAGTTCAGGTGTATCGTCCTGAGGCTGGTTTCGTTCTCGCTATTGCTGAGTAACGGACTTTTACGGGGGTCTTCGGACCCCCACTTTTGTCCCTGTCTTATACTTCTTAGGGAGAGCCTAGTTCATGGCAACTACGATTAAACTTAAATATGGTTCAGGTGCGCCGTCAACTAGTAATCTGGTTCAAGGCGAACCAGCGTTAGACTTAACAAACAAAAGACTGTATTCAGAAAACGGTAGCGGCGCTATTGTTGAAATAGGGTCTAACCCTTCTAGTTTATCTATCGGCGGCGCAGCAGTTACTTCTACTCCTGCTGAGTTAAACTATAACGACACTGGAGCAGCCGTGGGTACGGTTGTAGCCAGTAAAACAGTAACAGTTGATTCTAATAAAGATGTATCGAGCTTTAGAAATATTACGCTTACCGGCGAACTAGATGCTGGAAGCTTAGACATAAGCGGTAACGTAGACATTGACGGTGTTTTAGAAACAGACGCTTTGTCTCTTAACGGAACAACAGTTACGTCTACTGCTACACAGTTAAACGTACTTTCTGGTGTTACAGCTTTTGTCGATCAAGACAACATGGCATCAAATAGTGCTTCAAGTATTGCTTCGCAACAATCTATAAAAGCTTACGTTGATGCTCAAACAGGAGCAAGCTCTGGCACGACAGCTACTTTTGCAAACCTAGACGCAACAACTAGCTTACAGGTTCCAGACGGAGCTACAGGGGCTAGGCCCGGAAGCCCAGCAGTAGGTAATTTTAGATACAACACTACACTTAACACTTTTGAGGGTTATAGTAACACTGGCTGGGGTGAGATTGGCGGAGGTGGGGCTAACCTTACTACTAACAACTTTACGGGTAACGGTTCGACAACTGGTTTTACTCTGGGTATAGACCCTGAAGTAGAGCAGAACACGTTTGTCTACATAGACGGTGTATACCAGCAGAAAAACACCTACAGTACATCAGGTACGACTTTAACCTTTAGCACTGCGCCTCCTAACGGAGCGTCAGTTGAAGTTATGTCAATGACTGCTACTACTAGCATCGTTGGCACAGTCTCTGACAACGCTGTCACTACGGCTAAGATAGCAGATAACGCAGTAACCACAGCTAAGATAGCTAGTAGCCAAATAACTGTTGCTAAAATGGCGGCAAACAGCGTTGATTCTGACCAGTACGTTGATGGAAGTATTGACACTGTTCACATAGCTAATAGTCAAATTACTGTTGGTAAAATGGCTGTAAACAGCGTAGATAGTGATCAATATGTAGATGGAAGTATCGACACTGTTCACATAG